GCACTCAACCAGCAAACTGCTGACGAAGTGGAAAAGATGTTGCCGGCCATGCGCGAGCTGGCAGCCGCAACAGGTGACCCGGCGGCGATCGAGCGGCTGAAAGACATGGAGGTTCGCCTGCAGGGTCTGCGCACTGTCGCAAACGAGTTCACCAATGCACTGAAAGCCGGTTTCGAGACTGGCATCCAGACCGCTCTGCAGGGGTTGGCTGACGGCACCATGAGCCTGCAGGAAGCAGCAACATCTTTTCTGGGTAGCATCGCCAGCTCACTGGCTGACCTGGCCGCGCAGCAGATCGCTCAGCAGGCCACAGATGGCCTTGCAAGCATCTTTACTCGGATGACCGAAACGGCGCCCCAGGCAATAAACGCTGTTCAGCAGACATCTTCAGCACAGCAAGCTGCGATTTCTGCCGTACAAGCCGCTCAGGTCGCAGCTGACTCTGCAATGGCTACCTCGGCAACGACTGCAGCTGCAACCACAGCGACAGCCCAAACAACTGCTGCAACCACTACAGCGAGCGCCTGGGGTCCTGCCGCAATCCTCGCCTCGATCGGTTCGTTCGGTACCGCTGCTGCTATCGGCCTTGCCGCAGTACTCGACGTGCGCGGCCCAGGCACAACCACCAGCGACAGCATCCCGGCACTGCTCAGTGACTATGAGTTCGTGACCCGTGCCGCCGTGGTGCAGCAACCTGGGGCGCTCGGCTTCCTGGAGGACTTCAACACACGCGGCATGTCCGCCCTCAACGACTGGGCCCCAGCACGGCACAACACGGGCGGCCTGGCCGGTGTGCCGGCGCCGGCGCTGCCTTCACCTGGTGCGGGTACGTCATCGATGTCGGAGCCGGCTGCAAACAAGACAGAAGTGGCCAACAACTTCCGCTTCAATACCTTTTTTGACCGCGATGAGATGGCGCGCTCGCTGGGTCAGTCGTCAGCATTCCGTGATGTGTTGATCGAAGTCGCTCAATCAAACCCGAGAGCACTGCGCGAGGCGATCAACCAATGACCTTTGCCATTAATGCCCCGGTGCCATGGCCAGTCCCGCCGGATTGGTCGGGCGGTGTGCGTGAGCGTTTGAGCTGGCTGACTGACGTGATCCAGGCCAAGAACGGCAAGCGCCAGAAACGCGAGCTGCGCCTGAGCCCGCGCCGCGTTTTTGAGTTTGATGTCCTGGCTGACCAGCAGCTGCGCAGGCTCAGCGATGCGTTGCTGATGGACCACGGCGGCAAGTACTTCATGTTGGCTATCTGGCACGACGTGCAGCTGCTCGATGCGCCCCTGGGCAGCGGCGTTTCATTTGTGCCGTGTCGTACAGCCGGCTTCGAGTTTGTTCAAGGCGGGTTTGCACTGCTGTGGTTCGCGGTCAATCAGTGGCGCCTGGTCGCCATTGAGGAGATCGTTGAGGACGGCTTGCAGTTGGGCACGATGACCACTCGCGAGTGGCCGATGGGCACGCGCATCTATCCGGTGCGGCGTGCTCGCATGCTGTCCCAGCCCGACGAGGAGAGTTGGACAGATAGCCTGGGTAAGCGCTCGATCAGCATGATCATTGATGAGCCATGCGACTGGCCTGCTGAACTGCCGTCGACCCTGTATCGAGGCTATCCGGTCCTGGAGCTGCGCACCGATGTCAGTGACGACCTGGCGGTGACGTTTGAACGGCAGCTAGACCTCGTAGACGCCGAGACGGGGCCCGTGGCCGTGTTTGACTACCCGCAGCGTTCGTTCCGCCGTGCCTCTGTTCGGTGGGTTGTGCATGGCCGTGAGGAGAATGCCGCCCTGCGCTCGTTGCTCTACGGCCTTCGCGGGCGCATGGCCACCGTCTGGTTGCCGACGTGGAACGCTGACCTGCAGCTGGTGGCGCCGATTTCCGCCATAGCCACCACCATCAGCGTTCAATGGGCCGGTTACACCGTGTTTGGGCGCATGCAATCGGGTTGGCGCGATATCCGCATCGAGCTGTACGACGGGCGCCGCTTTTTCCGACGCATCACATCATCAGTTGAGGCCGAGTCGGGCGAAAGCGAGCTGCTCGGGATCGATAGCGCCCTGGGTGTGCCGGTAAGCCGAGATCAGATCCGCGTTATCAGCTTCATGGTGTTGAGCGCGCTAGACAGCGACACGGTTGAGCTGCAGCACGAGACTGATGCAGACGGCATCACCATTTGTACAACATCGTTTGTGGGTGAGCGTCATGACGTCTGAGACCCGCGAGCGCTCCTGGGCTGAGGGCAAGCCCTTCCACCTATTTCGGTTCACTCGCGGGGCTGTCAGCTGGTACTACACCAGCGCCGATCGCCCGCAGGAGTACCTGGACGAAACCTGGTCGCCGGCGGCTATTCAACGCGACAGCTCAATCCGCCAGGGCAGCGACACCGCGCAGCTCTCTATAAAGGTCAGCCTGCCTCGCAACCTGCCAGTTGCCGCTAATTGGTTGCCGTTTCCGCCCAGTGAGCCGGTGATGCTGACGATTTTTCTGATGCACGAGGGCGAGACCGATGCGCTGCTTGAGTGGTCGGGCCGAGTGGTCGGTCCCAAGTTGGGCGGCGCGTCGATCACCCTGACTGGCGAGCCCAGCCGTACAAGGGCAAAGAATCCAGGCAATTCGCGCACCTGGCAGCGTGGCTGCGGTTCGGTGCTGTACGAGAAAGGCGATGGGCTGTGCAACCTGGAGCCGGAGATAGTGCCAGTCGAGGCGGTCATCTCGGCAGTCGGTGAGTTGACTCTCACCGTCACTGCTGCGGGGTTTGCAGCTGCTCCTCGCTCATTGGCCGGTGGTGTTCTGGAGTGGGTAACGATCGAGGAGGCTGACCCAGAGGTGCCTGATTCCGAGCCGGTCGAGCACGTACACACACGCGCTATCGTCTCGCATGCCTGGCCAGCGACTACTCTCGTAATCGCAGCCGGAGAGCCAATTCCTGCACTCGGCCAAGCCGTAGTTGCAAGCACGCGGCCCCTGTACGTCAGCGCGACCCTGACAGCGGTATCCGGTTTGACCCTGACCTCGGCTGCCTTCTCTGCGCTGCCATCTGGACGCCTCACGGGCGGTTTCGTCCGTTGGGCGCGTGCCCTTAATGGCCTGGTTGAGTACCGGACCATCAAGGCCCATGTCGGCAACACCATCACCCTGGACTACGGTGCCCTGGATCTCGGCATCGACCTAGAGCTGCGCGCGTATCCAGGCTGTGCTCATAACTGGTCCGACTGCGGCTACTACGCAAACCGCCTCAATTACGGCGGTGATCTCTGGATGCCGACCAAAAACCCGTTTGATGGCGACCCCGTCTGGTGAGGTAACACATGTGGTTAGCGATTGGGGTTCTGATCCTATCAGCCGTTCTGTCCAACGCAGCGCGGCCAAAACAACAACAACCCAAGCCGCAGCAGGTGGACACACCGGTGGCAGAAGAAGGTCGCCGGATCTCGAAAATATACGGCACGGTTTGGGTGGATGACTTGCAGGTGCTGGGCTTCAAGAAAATCGGCACAGATCGAATAGTGACTAAGGGGGGCAAGAAGTGATCGTGACTTTATCGCATTTACGCAGCATTCCAGGGTACGGCAAGAAGCCCGGATTCTGTGCCAGCAAAGCGCGCGTCTTCTTCGCCCGTCATGATTTGGACTGGTACACCTTCCGACACGAAGGACTGCCTGAGCAGAAATTCATAGATACCGGCGATGCGCTAGCCATGGCTCTGGTCGAGTGGGCGCGGACCTGTCAGTCAGAGGCTGAGCAATGAGCAGCGGTAGCAAGCGAGTAGTCGTAGGCTACTGGTATCGGCTGCTCTACCACTTCGGTATCTGCCGTGGGCCAGTGGATGCTTTCCTTGAGTTCCGTGCGGGCGATCGTGCTGCCTGGAGCGGTGTTTTGCGTCAGAGTGGTCGGCTGTCGATCAACAAGCCCAATCTATGGGGCGGCCAAAAGAGTGAAGGCGGCTTGGTTGGTGACCTCGACGTGATGATGGGCGAACAGGCTCAGCAACCTAACAGCTACTTGGCCGGGCAGTTGGGTGTCGACCAACCTGCATATCGCGGCAAGCTATCAATAGTCTGGCGAGGTGGGCGCTGGGGCGCGATGAACCCATACCCTAAAAAAGCATCCGTAAAACTGCGCCGTATTCTCAAAGGCTGGGACGACGACACTCCCTGGTACCCAGAAAAGGCTGAGATTGTGATGATCCAGCCAGAGCCGATGGCTCTATATTTCGCGCTGGATATTTCAGGCTCGATGTCAACCATTACGCCAAACGGGCAGACCCGCCTGGCTAACATGAAGTCCGCTGTAGTGAACGCCCTGCAGATCATTGCGGACGTGGTGCTCGTCTCGAATGTGGCAGTCGATATCATCATTGTGGGCTGGGGCACACAGCCGTCTACGCGCAGCACCATGACGCGTAGGCGCTGCACGGTATCCGATATCAACACCCTGAAAACGTTCGTAAACGGGTTGAGCAGCGGGCTCTGGACCTACTTTCCAGCCGGTCTGATCGATATGGCGGCGTTCTATGCGGGAGCGCCGGCAGGCGCTAAGAAGATCGCGTTCTTCTGTACAGACGGTCTGCCTACAACATCTGATGACTCCATGACGGCTGGGCAAGTTGCCGCTGCAGCTGCTGCACTGGTCAGAGCGCAAGTAGGCGTCAGTGTCTACGGCGTCAATATCGATCTCAATGACACTTCCTATACCGCCCAAGTGGACAACACTCCCGACGACGGTGTGCCTGTTATCTCCGGCGATAACCCCGGTGCGATAACCAATATCATCATCAGCGCGATCGGTGGGCTGATCGCGATGAATCCAATCCATATCCTGTACGACACCATCACAGCCAAAGATATGATGGCAGAGCCGATCGGCATGATCGCTGACGCCGCCTGGCGTGAGGCAGCGGATAAGATTTGGCTGGAAGGGCTGGGGCTCTGCACCAAATACGACGGGGCTGATCTGTCCGATATCGAGGCCTTTCAGCAGCGCATCTGCGACATCATTGGCGCCAACCTGAACCAGTCGCTCACTGATGGCCTGTACTACATCGATCTGATCCGTGGCGATCACGATATCGAAGGTCTCCCAATCGTAAACGCCGACGATATCGTCGAGTTCAGCCAGGAGCCGAGCGTTATCACTGAGCAGGTCAACCAAGTGACCGTGGAGTGGTTCGATGCGCTGGCCAAGCAGATTCGCTCGACAGCGCCTATTCAGTTAATGGGCGCGATTCAAGCTGCAGGCCGGGTGCTTCCAGAAACACGCGAGTACCCTGAAGTCACGAGCGAGCCACTGGCTTTGCGCCTTGCTGCGCGAGACCTACAAGCGGGTGGTACGCCGACCAACAGGTTTCGGTTAACCCTCAATCGCCGTCTATCTATTCGCTGTGGCCAGCCGTTTCGCTTGCAGTATCCCGCCGAAGGTATCGGCGATATGGTCTGTGTGTTGGGTGATTACGAGGGCGGCACGCTCTTAGACGGCAGAACCCGCATTGTTGCAGTACAGAATGTTTTCTCATTCCCTGACACTGTCTATGTCGACTCTCAGCCAGGCCTCGCAGAACCGCCCAGCAACTTGCCTATTGCTTCGCCGTATCAGCGGGTGATTGAGGCGCCGTTCGTTGAGCTGGTGACGTCGTTATCACGCCTAGAGCTGGATTCACTACCAGAGGATGCCGGCGTGCTATTGACCATCGCCACGCGCCCTGAAAACGGTCTCAACTACAGCATTTACAGCGGCGCAGATGGTGAAGTGCCGGAAGAAAACGGCACAGGAGAATGGTGCCCAACAGCCCAGATCGTGGAAAGCGCAGGGTTCCTCGATACCGATTTCACCATGAGTAATGGCAGTGATCTCGGTGAGGTCGCCCTCGGCACGTGGGCGCTTTGGGACGATGAGATTGTGCGTGTAGACGCTATCGACCCTCAGACCATGACCGTTCAGCTGGGGCGTGGCTGTGCTGATACTGTTCCTGCAGCACACGTCGAAGGCAGTCGTATCTTCTTCTGCGGTGACTGGGTAGGCACTGATGATCGCGAGTATGTGGATGGAGACCAGGTAAAAGCTTTCTTACTTACTCGCACCAGCACTGAGCTGCAGGGTATTTCTAACGCCCTGGAAAACTCTGTTGAGATGACTCAAAGGCAGCATCGGCCATACCCGCCAGGTAGGCTGCGCTTAAACGGGTTCTCCTACCCGGAAACTATTGAAGGCGACATTGAGCTGACCTTTGCTCACCGCGATCGCCAGCTGCAGGCAGACAAGCTTTTTGATACTGAAGCCTTAGATATTGGGCCTGAAGCTGGTGTTACCTACAGCTGCCGAGTGCTTCGTGCAGATAACGATCTCGAGCTTGCTGGTGATGACGGAATTTTAGGGACGTCGGTAACCCTTTCAACGACCTTTGTGGGTTTCGTTTTTGTCGAGGCTTGGTCTGTGCGGGATGGTCTTTCGAGCGCGCAACGTCACAGGGTTCGGTTGTTCTTGGGTGAGGGAATTCCCGCAGACCCTTACTGGACCAGTGTCTCTGTTATGTTGCATTTGGATGGAGATAACGGATCTACATTGATCATAGATGCCAAGGCAAAAACTTGGACTGCATTGGGTGGGGCGAGCCTCACTACAGTCAATAAACGTTTTGGTACTGCCAGCTTGACCCTCAACGGCACCAGCGGGCGCATTTCAACCCCGTCTGCTGGCGACCTTGATTTTGGGGCTGGCGATTTCTGTATTGAGACTGATGCCTACCTCCCCACTGCAGCTTCCATTGCCAACTCACCTACGATCATCAGCAAGAGACCGAACTTTACCTCTAGCGGTCGAGCTTGGATTGAAGTCTGGCTTAATGCCTCTGGGAGGCTTGAAGTCGGTATTGCAAGCAACGCATCGACCTGGGGGCTGCGCTTAACTGCATCGATTTCTGTAGGCCGGGATCAGTGGTGGAATTGGGCGCTGACCAGATCAGGTACAACCATCAGGCTATTCCTAGATGGTGCTTTGGTTGCTACTGGCACCTTCTCTGGCAGTGTCCACTTCACCACCAGCCCACTGTTAATAGGTGCTGACCCTGGTGCAGCAGGGGCTGGTGATTTCTTCTGGTCAGGCCTTATCGATGAAGTCCGCATCACTAAGGGCTTTCCTCGGTATGTCGAGGCGTACACCCCAGCTTCAGCTCCTTTCCCTGACTATTGATGGTAATTCCATTGCCACAATGGCAATTCTCTTTAGCTATGGTTTATCGCGCATTTGAATCACGATTTTCGCGCGGCCCTACATGCGGCGCAGGCTTTTTGTTGTGCGCGGTGCACTTACCCCGCCCGCCATCCTCACGGTGCGCCGTGCGCACCGCAATAATTCACCCGCAAACATAATGTAAAAATGTATAGTGTCGGCCTGTGCAACCTTTACAGGACCGCC